TACGAGGCAAATGCCGACGTGGTAAAGAGTTGGCGTTGGCACGCCCACCCAGATGGGTTGACCTGCCCGACCTGTATGGTTATGCACGGAACTATCCACCCTGTTACTGAAAGGTTAGCCTCTCACCCAAATTGCCGGTGCGTAGAAATTCCCGAGACAATTTCGTGGGAGGAGTTAGGGGCGATGTATGGATTAGACTTGTCGGGAATAACCCCGGGAAGCGCTGAATTTGACGCAGTGGCGAAAAAGTACAATCTATCCGAGAAGCAAATCCAGCAACATAACTTTTCCAAAATGAAGGGGACTGATTACATCGGTAATATGTCTCCGGACAAGCAGATTGGTTTACTTGGACCGGGAAAGTGGGTTGCGTGGCGTAATGGGGATATCACCCTCGAACAGATGGTTCAGGAAACTTGGTCTCCCGTATGGGGTAAGGGGCTTGCGGCTGTCGCTTTGAGGGGCGTAATCGGGAGTGATACGGTAAAGAGTTACGTTCAACTTGGCAGGGAATATGCCAGAATTGTTTCTGCTTCGCCAACTGCGACTGCCGAGGCAAGGGCGGAGGCTGTTAGATTACTTGAAAGGTATACGAAAGCAGAACCCGGGGTTACTAATCTTTTGAAAAGCCTCGTTGAAGGTGCAGGGGGCAGAATGGAGGGATTAAAACATCGCCTAAAAGGCGAGGATTCTCTGGCGAGGAAAATTACAAGCATTGGTATCGAGAAAGATATAACCCCTCGAAATGCGGCTAAAACTATGAGGGACGTGATTCGTTATACTGGGATTTTCAAAGGCGAGGAACTTGTTCAAAAAGCCAAAGGCATAAGCGATTCCCTGAAAGGTGAAGGTTGGCAGGTGTTGAAGGTTAGGAACTATTTCGGAGGGGGTGGGAATTATGAGGGGTTGCACTATGTTCTCGGTAATGGTAAAATACAACTGGAAATGCAATTCCATACCGAAGAATCATTTCGGATAAAGATGGAGAACCATTACGACTATGAGGTGTATCGTACTACCAGTGCAAGCGAAGTGATTAAGACTTGGACAGATAGTTTGATGATGGATAACTGGGCTGGGTTTACTCCCCCTGACGGTTATGGAAACGTAAACAACTTTGGAGATTAGGAGAAAAGAAATGGACAAGTATTACATTCGAGGCAAGGCGGAAAATGAGATTACGAACCTTTACAAGGTTGCTGGAAGGGATTCGATTCAGATGTATTACGGGAACGGAATCTGGGAAAGCGACTTCCCTTTCAGTGGAAACGCAATGGCTGACATATTTGGGTTCGGGGGGACGTGGTATGACATCGACGAGATAGATTCTGGGGAGGTCGAGAAGGTCGTGGAGGGCTTGGAAGTAAGATACAAAAGACGGAAATCGTTCGGATATCACCCCGATTATAAGTTGAAAGAGAAGCCCTGAAAAAGGGCTTTTTTCATAGAGTAAATCGGGCAAGGCGTGTTCAAAAAATCGGAATTGAGTAAATATTTAGACTGTCGGGCAACTAAATTTTATGAGGCTTTTTTAGGGCGCAGACGGCAATCGAGGGATTACTATCAGAATATATTATTTGCCATTGCAAACGGAGTTTAATTATGCTAAAATGAATTTAATAATCGAATAAATAAGGGCTTACGAGTGTAAAAGACACCGAGGTCAATCCTGACTTTTTCTGGCTGGGATTGGTTCAAGTGTCTTTTTTTTATTCGGTAAAAACTACGTTACGGCTACGGAAAAGCCGGAAAGGATATCAAATGACAGTCGAGGAAAATGTGGACAAAGTCGGAGAAAGTGGAACAGCGGAATCTACTGGTGACGCTACCAGCACTGAAAAGGCTTATTCCCAAAGTGAGTTGAACCGAATGTTTTCGGAACGTGCAAAGCAAGCCGAAAGTGCCCTGCTTAAAAGATTAGGCTTTGATTCTGCCGATGGTGCGGAATCCCTGATTCGGCAGGTTCGTGAGAAACAAGAGGCGGAAAAGAGTGAGTTGCAAAAGGCGAAGGAACTGGCAGACGAAAAGGATAAGCAATTGCGGGCTTTGATGGATAAGCAGAAGGAATTGATGGTTCAGAATGGGGTTGCCACTGTGGCGACTAAATTAGGAATCATTGACCCGGATGCCGCTTATCGGTTGATGGACAAAAGTGCAATTGACTTTGACGAAAACGGGCAGGCAAAGAACGTTGAGGCGTTACTGGTCTCAATGCTAAAAGAACGCCCTTATCTGGCTGGTACTGGTGCAAGTGCAATGAACCCCGGTAAAACTCGCAGGTATAGCAGGGAAGAAATCGAAAGAATGTCCCCTGCGGAAATCAACAAAAACTGGGACGCAATCAAGGATTATCTTGAAGGCGGAAAATGAAAAGGATTTGCTAAATGACACTTAATAACTTTATTCCAAGTATCTGGTCTGCCAGACTACTTCAAAACCTGAATGAGGCGCACGTTTACGCTAACCTCGCCAATCGTGATTACGAAGGTGATATTAAAGACGTAGGCGATACCGTCAAGATTAACTCTATCAGCCGGGTTACTATTGGACCATACACCAAAAACAATAATATGAATACGGCGGAAACGCTGACCGATGCCCAGACTACCCTTGTTATTGACAAGGCGAATTATTTCAATTTCCAAATTGATGACATCGACCGGGCGCAACAGAAGCCGAAAGTTATGGACGAGGCTATGCGTGAAGCGGCTTACGGGCTGTCTCGTGAGGTGGACACCACCTTTGCAGGTATGTATGCCTCTACCCCTGCCGGTAATAAAATCGGTGCTGATGGTACAAATGCGAAACTTGGTTTGGTCTTGACCGCTGGCGCTTCGCTTTATGATTATCTGGTCGACCTGAAAGTCATTCTTGACGAAAACAATTGTCCTGATGATAGTCGTCGTTGGGTAGTCGTTCCTGCTTGGGCGCACGGGGCACTGCTTAAAGACTCTCGTTTCATTAACGCAACCGAAATGGGCAATCAGATTCGTATGAATGGTTTGATTGGAAAGGCGGCTGGCTTGAATGTCTATTTGTCTAACAATGTCACCAACGATGCCCAGACTGTGAAAACCTATCGTGTAATTGCAGGTCACCCGGCGGCTGTTTCTTATGCTGAACAAATCACCAGCGTTGAATCTTATCGTCCTGAATTGCGATTCGCCGATGCTGTGAAGGGTCTGCACGTTTGGGGTTACAAGGTTATTCGCCCCTCTTTACTGGCTACCCTGTACGTCAAGAACGCCGCAAGTTAGGAAGGTGATTAATGGCTAACGCTACCTCGGTTACTCTGAACAAACTGGCGGTTGATACTGCCAAAGCCGATTGCGCTGAAAGCGTTCTCGATACTGGAACTACGGCTGTTACCCTGCCTTTGAAGGTGACTGGCGATGCGCATAATGTTCTTTTGAAGTTCCAAAACACAGCCGTTGCCGCCGATAAGATGACGGTCGAGATTCTGGCTGGTACTACCCCCCCGGCTTTTCTGGGGGGTCTTGGCGACCTGTCTATTGAACTGGCGCAGAATGCCATTGCTTATGTGGTTCTTGATTCCGCCCGGTTTATGCAGGCGGACGGAGACATTGACATCAAAAGCACCCCTGCCTCGACCAAAACTCAAACGCTGAAAATTACAGCGTGGGAATTGCCGAAGTAGGGTGTCTGATTAGCGGTACGGGGCAGATGGGTTACCTCCTTTAACCCGTTTGCCCCTCCCCGGAGGGAGTTTAGGCAATGGCGACAAGATTAGAAATGGTTGACCTGATAGAACTGGTACGAGGTCTGATAAACGACCCGGCGGTTGAAGGTAGTCAGCCGGAGTTCACGGACGAACAAATTCAGAACGAACTTGATATTGAGAGGGAGTATTTTCACAACCTCGAACTGATTCCCTTGCCTAATCCTGACGGAACAATTAACAAATGGCACGCCCCCTCGAACTACTGGGACAAGGGTGCTGTTATTAGTGATTCCGCTGGCACTGTACTTATGCCCTCGGAAGCAAGTTATATAGCAGGACAATTTACCCTCACCGAAGAAAAAGACGAACTGGGATTAACTGGGTTCTGCTATGATGTTTTTGCTGTTTGTTCTGGGTTGCTTACCATTTGGGCAGGCAGAATTGGGCGTGATATCACTAAATTTAGTGCGGACGGTAGTAGTTATGAGTTCGCAGGCGAAGTTGAAGGAAAGTTGAAACTTGCAAGCCTCTATACTAAAAAATCGAAAAAGTATGGAGGCTTAAAAGTTCTCGGAATGGTAAGAAATGACCACGTTATTGACTGAAAAAGATTTGGGCAAAATGAAAAAGGTGCAGGAATTGAATCTCCCTGAAACGGCTTATATTCAAGCCCTGACCGTTACAAACGGTTCTGGGGGCTGGTCGGAGGCTTGGACTACGAGAGAGACAAAACCTGCGAGAATCGGTGAACCAAAGGGCGAAATGGAAAAGGGAATCGCCTCGACTGTTACTACTGGGAAGGTTTATACAATAACCCTCCCGGCTGGCGTTGTGGTCGGGAATGATGACCGGATTCAAATAAATAGTATCGACTACCGGGTTCATTGGACAAATGAAAATAAATCGCATAAGACGGCAACGAGGGTTGTCGTTTCGGAGGTGTAAGAATGGATTTTAGCGAGATTGTGGTTAACGGAATTCCGCTGGCTTTGGTAGTTATGGCGTTAGTCGAATTGGTAAAGGAACTCGGCGTTGAGGGAAAAGCCCTGACGGCAAGCAGTTTTGCAATCGGGTTGATTCTGGGAGTTCTTTATCAGATGACAGTTGCGATTCCTGTGGACTTTGCAGGCTGGTTCGGTGCTGTGGTTTTCGGTTTGGGCTTGGGCTTGGTAGCGAGTAAGGGTTACGACGCTATCCGTAGTGCCGCCCAGACGGCAAAATAGGGGGAAAAAACGATGAACCCCGACGTATTGACCCTGTTACTTACATTAGTTGGCGCAGGCGGTTTAGGGTCGGTAATTATTGGCGTACTTGCGAACAGGAAATTGAACAAGGCGCAGGAAACAATGACCCTTGCCGAAGGTTATGAGAAAAGGCTTGCGGTACTAACAAGTCGGATTATCTCTTTGGAGAACAGACAAGTTAAACTGCAAGAACATATCAATAAGTTCAAAGGGCTTCTGAATGACCGGGAGGGTAGAATCCAAGCATTGCAAAGAGAAAACGAGGAACTTAAATCGGAGGTTGAAGCCTTGCGGTGTGAGGTCGGTCGTAGAGACGAAAGAATTGTTATTCTGGAAGGTAAGGTCAGGGAATTGACTATCCTAATTCAGGGTGTGGGGGCAGACAAAAGTGAATGTTAGGGTCAAAACCACGATTACGGATAATCGAATCCCGATGATAGTGGCTTCGTTCCCGGGCTTGATGGAACAAGCGGTTTCTAAAACTGCGAAGGATATTGAGGCAACTGCCAAGTCGATATGCCCTTACGATACAGGGGCTTTGCAGGAAAGTATCTTATCGGAGTCGGAGGGGTTGAAGGCGACTATCTCCCCCTCGATGGACTACGCCGGATATGTGGAATTTGGTACTTACAAAATGAGTGCCCAGCCATATATGCGCCCTGCGGCTGATATGCACGAAGCGGCATTCGTTGCCTTTTGCGGAAAAGTCGTAGATAGTTTGATGGGATAGTGATATGGGTACTGCGAACTGGTTATATACCCTGCTAAATGCTGATACTACTATCAAGGGGAAGGTTGGAGATAGAGTATTTCGAGATTCTGCACCCGAGGGAACTGGATTCCCTTTTATTGTTTACCAACTTATTGACAGCGTTCCTGTAACGAATGCGTTTAAGGATATCCTGATGGACGGGGAACGATGGCAAATAAAGGCGGTTGATAAGGGGAACGACTATTCTAACGTTGAGGCGATTGCCTCCCGATGTATTACATTGTTTCACAAGAAAAGTGATTCCGGGGAGGGTGTGGTTAGTTGCACCCTCGACTGGTTTATTGAGAGTTCCGAAGTTGATGATGGAATAACTTACAAAAGCGGAATATTAGATTTCAGGGTTCATACCCAGTAAAGGAAATAAATAAAATGACATTACCAGCAAGCGTTTTTCAGGGTGTACAAATCGGGGTCGAATCTTCGTCTGGAACACCTGTCGCCGCTAATAAAAAACTTTTAGCGGTGAGTTTAATCCCGACCCCCCAGACGGAGGTCAAGCCGTTTAGGGCTATGGGAAACAAGTTCGCCTCGTTTGCCTCCCTCAATAAAGAGTGGTCGGGCTTGAAGGTTGAAGGCGTACCGACCTATAACGAAATTGTTTATCTTTTGAGTTCCCTCTTGCACTACTCCGC